TCGATGCTGTAAGAGATAACAATCCAGGTTGCTGTTGTGCATGGACACCAAGTTCGGATGTAACATGGGCGGCTTTTGAAACATGGGGCGCAGGTGGCGATGGTGGCGGTGGCTGTTGTTGTATGGGAGGGGCTCCAGGTGGAGCAGGATCATACGGTAGAAAAATTGCTGAAGTAGCACCAGGTGCAGTATTTACATTATGTGCTGGAGCGGCAGGTTGCTGTAGACCAGTTCAAGGATGTGTAGGTTGCGGTAGTTATGCATGTTCACCAACAGGTTGTTGTTCAGGCGGTTACATGTGCTTATGCTCAAGTGGCGGCGGATATGGTTGTGCAACTTGCGGATTTGGTTCTGCATGGGGCGGTCATTGCGGATGTCCAAACAGTATGTGCGGTTGTGTAAAAGGCGCAGACTTTAGTATGTGCGGCTTTAACGGCGGCGGTGCAGGTACTTCAATGTGTTCAAGCTCAGCTTGGGAAAACATGACATCAGCACCATACGGCGGACAAAGTGCTAGAATGTCAAGAGATAACTGTTATAAAACACACGGCAGAGATGCAGGTGGTCCAGCTGACTTCCCAGGAGGAGGTGGCGGAACAATGCACACTCACAACGGTTCTTGTTACTGTGGTGGACCAGGTGCTGGTGGATTAGTAGTTGTTTACTATCAATCGGACGTGGGTTAGGAGATATAGATGTCAAATTTAAGAGATTACATTCCAGGTTATGTTGTAGGCACAAGTGCTCCAACAGCATTTACAGTAAGTTATGCATGGAACTCAGATCACAACGAAGCGTGGCCAGCACAAGCATATGGTGTGCCACCAGAATCAAGATATTATTGTAACAACAACGGCGGAAAATGTTGTAACTTCGTTGTACCAACTAGTGCTACATTTGCAGTATTTGAAATGTGGGGCGGTGGTGCGTCAGGAACAGGTGGCTGTTGCTGTATGCAAGGTTACCCAGCTGACTCAGGCGGTTACGCTATTAAGTCTACTAACGTAGCAGGTGGTGATTCGTTTACAATTTGTGCAGGACGCTCAGGTTGTTGTTTAAATGCTGGCGGTAACTACGCAGGTGAGAATAGTTTTGTAATGGGAACACCCAACGGAGCATCATGTTTTTGTGCTGTAGCTTGTGGTGGATACTGTAGTAACTGTACACATTGTCATGGCTTCTTTAGCTGTTACGGATGTTGCATGAACTGTCATAACTGTCAAATTCAACCTAATAACGTTGACTTTGGTATTGCAAGTACAACTGGTTCGTCACAAAGATCACAGCATTGCGGTGATAGAGGATTACAATTAACACCAAGTGCGCCAATGTCACAATCAGGACCAAAAATGGGTCCAAATGGTTGTTGTACACGAGGCGGCGAGTGTAATGGATTTGGTTCATGGCCAGGCGGCGCTGGCGAAGCAGGACAGGTATATGGCGGCGGTTGCTGTTGTGGTTCACCTGGTGCTGAAGGTGCTGTATACGTGGTGTATTACTAAAGGTAACAATAGGAAAAGAATATGATAGATCCAAATGCAAACAACAAAGTCGTAGAAATTACAAAACAATTTTCATACGATATGCCCGATGCTTACTTGTATCAAACTGCTAATGAAGGTAATGTTGGTACGTGGACGTATGAAGGGCCTAAAGAGTTATGGGTATTTTTAAGAAAGCGTGATAATAAGCGTACCGGCCAAACAAGATTTGCTTACGAAATTGAAGATAATTACATGCCAAACGCAGGTGATTACATGGTTAAGATTAACTGTGAAGAAGATCCGTTGTTATGTGAATTAATGGAAACTGATCAAGATACACTTTTCCTTGAAGGAAGAGAAATGGTCAGCGAAACATTACCTGTTAACGATTGGGAAGGTAATCCATTTGTACATATTGAACCTAAAGTTCCTACACCAGATCACACTTACGATAGAGACCAAATTGAATACAATCCAGTTTCACAAGAATGGGTTAGACCTTTTCCGTTTGTTAAACCACACACTAACTGGGAAGAAATTAAAAAAGTACGTTGGTCAAAACTAAATGCGGCGGATGGACACGTATCAGAAGACATGCCATCAAGTTTACTTACTGCTTGGACTGACTATAGAACAGCATTAAGAGAAATTCCAGCTACATATGGCGCGGCTTGGACAGTTGCAATAGCAACAGCAGGTTCAGGATATGCAGTAGGCGACAACTTCAACGTTGACGCAAGTGTATTTGGACTTACAGCGGCAGATGTAGGCAAATTAGATGACCTAAGTCAGCCAATGGGAACACGACCAGGATTTGATTTTGAAGCGGCAACTAGTGGTATGGACGATACTGCTATTGTTAGTGAAAATGATTCATTAGATGTAAACATTATTGTTACAGCAGTTAGTAGTAGCGGTGCAGTTACAGCAGTTAGAACACGTAATGCATTTAACGCAAGACACATTAAAGAAGCAAGAACTCTTAATGCAGTAGCAACTACAGCAACTACAGATGCAGGCTCAGGCGCTGTATTTAATTTAGCTAAAGTAGTTAGAATTGACCCTTGGAAAGTAAGATTCCCACAAAGTCCAAACGCTCAAAGACCGGGTGTATATGGTGAAAGAGATCAATTCCCAGGTGCAATAGGACGTTACTTAACTGACGAAGCTCGCAACGATCCTGCAGATGGTTGGTTAATGGAGCATACATATCATCCATCAACTGGACACTTTGTTCCACCTGAATCAGGCGGTAACTATTTTGCGGCAGATTTGGCAAGATTAAATTTAAGCACAGACGGAACATCATTTGATGATGGCATTGTTGACGGCTTATCAGCGGCACCAAATGACGCATTAGGCAATCCTCGTATTGCTGGAACAATAACAGCCAGAAAACAAAGCTAACACCTCTATCTTCATTAAATATCTGTACAATACAACACTTTAATTGTAGAAGGATATAACATGACAGATAAAAGAAATACGGCTATTTTTATCAATGGTGGTGCTGGCAGAGTTCTTGCTAGTATTCCAGCACTTGAGAAGTTCGCTGAGGAAAATCCAGAAGATAACTTTATCATTGTTTGCGAGGGCGGTACTGACTTTTACAAAGGTCATCCGATTCTCCATGCAAAGGCATACGATCACTGGCACAAAAACTTATTCCAAGATAAACTTAAAGATATGAATCTATTAACACCTGAACCATACAGAGTGTTTGAGTACTACAACCAACAATGTAGTATTTCAGAAGCATACGATATTCAAATCAATAATAAAGGCTTACGTAAAGTAAAAAAGCCAATCTTAAAACTATCAAGAGAAGAACTTCTTTTTGGTAAGAAACTTATTGATGAAGTAAAAGAAAAAACTAAGAAAGACAAAGTAGTTGTTTTTCAACCATTTGGTAGAGCAGTACAACATGAAGGTGGTGTTATTACTGACTGGAGTGGTAGAAGTTTTGAAGCTGAAAACTCAGTTAATATTGTTAAGAAACTTTCAAAGAAATATGCTGTTATTCATATGGCAGAATTTGGTATTGACTTTTCAAAGCACGGTATTAAAGATGCTGTAGCAAGTCCTATGGGAGCAGATTTAAGACATTGGTCCGGAATTATTGCTAACGCAGATTACTTCTTAGGATGTGATAGTGTAGGGCAACATATTGCACACGCACTAGATAAAAAAGCAACTGTAGTAATTGGTTCTACTTTCCCTATTAACGTATCATATCCAGATAATAAAGATATTGATATTTTAGATATGGGCGAGGGTGCTAGAGTGTATTCTCCAATTAGAGTTACAACAGACGAGTACGCAGATAGAATTAATGATGGCATTATGGCAATGAACGATAAAGTTGAAAATGTTATTATTGAGTCAGTATCTAATGGTATTCGAGGTAAAAAGAAAGTTGGGGCTCAGTACAACAGTACTAGTGATTCAGCCTTACCTGCTACTTCTGCTCCGCTAACTGTATAGTAATGAAGAGATTATTTGTATTCGGATGTTCTTATACATCATGGAACTGGCCAACATGGGCAGATTTATATGCACAAGAATTTGACTACTACGAAAACTGGGGCCTACCGGGTCTAGGTAATCGTGCTATTGCAGAACGTGTCGCCGAGTGCAACTTTAAAAACAAATTTACAGAAGATGATACTGTAGTAATACAATGGTCAAGTCATTTAAGACATGACTGGTTAAAATTTACAGAAGACGATCATGAAAGTTGGAAAACTAAAGGTAGTATTTTCAACTATCATAACGTAGAAAAATTTAGTAAGCATTTTCTTGATACATTTTTTGATGAAAAAGCATATTTTTTACATACTTTAAATAATATTCTACTTACTACTGGACTATTAAAGAGTACTAAATGTAAATTTTTTATGACTAGTATTAGTAAATTAAACACATTAGGTAGTGATATACCACACCAAGACGGCCATGGCGAAAATATAAGAAACAATCCAAAGTTATCAAATGCTTGGGAAGAGTTTGGCCTACAAGAATACAATAAAATATTTGAAGAGGACCATTGGTTACAACCAATTGGATTACATGGGTGGAATAGACCTGATCTAAGTTGGTGGTTTACTGATGACTCTAATAATAAATGGGTAGAATTACACCCTAGTCCACAACAACATCTAAGTTGGCTTCAGTCAAACCTAAGCCAAGAATTAACAGATGAGCAACAAAATATGATAGATACTGTTGTAGATTGTAAAACTAATGATTACATTGAAACTATTAAAAAAATAACCAGTATGCAAATAGCAAATTGGGATAGAAGTTACAGAGGATTATAAATGTCAAGTAAAAAACCAGTATGGATTGCAGGTATTGCCAGGGGTCACAATGGTGGCGTATGTTTAATGAAAGATGGAGAAATTATATTCTCAATTGAAGAAGAACGTTTAACTAGGCAGAAGTATGATGGCGGTCCTTATGCAAGTATGATTAAGATACTTGAGTATACTGATAAACTAGATTTTCTAGTTGTTGCACATACACAGAATTTAGAACAAACTGCTGGTAAAGTAGACTTTAGTGGTGACGATGTATATACTGGATTAGCACGTAAGCTAGGACTAATTAAAAGAACACCATATGACGGAAATAGCCATCCTCAAGTAATTGATATGTCAAACATTCATCATAAATTACATGCGGCATGTGCATTTTATCGTTCAGGATTTGACGATGCTGTAGCACTTATTGTTGACGGTGCCGGTACATTTATTACTTTAGACATTGGTGGACAACCTACTACTGTTTGGGAAACTGAAAGTATTTACGATTGTAATTATCCTGATAACTTTAAAACATTATACAAGCACATTGGTGCTAATGGACCGTTAATGGGTGCATGGATGCCTGAGTTTTCAAGCGAAATGTATGATGAACCTAAAGACGCAACACACGAATTAGTTATATCTGAAAATGCAGGTATTGTTAAGTCATACGAAGCAGTTACAGAATACTGTGGATTTAGTTTTATTGAAGCAGGCAAAACTATGGGATTATTTCCATATGGTAAGCCAAACTCTAAAGCACCTAAAATCTTTAGAGATGACACACTTGTACCTGGCGCAGATAGAGCTGTAATTGTTCCAACATATCCTAATGGTGCTCATGTTAACTATAACATGCACGAGTACTTAACTATACATGGCAATGATGACTCTGACGTAACAACAATACAAAACAGACGTGACATGGCGTATGCTATTCAAACAGAAAGCCAAGACCAAGTTGTAAGATTAATTCGTAAAGCAGTTGAAATGTCAGGTAAGAATAAAGTAGTTATTAGTGGCGGATACGGACTTAACTGTGTTGCTAACTACTATTACTTAAAAGCTCTTAAAGACGAAGGCATTGAAATTTATGTTGAACCTGTTTCAAATGATGCAGGAACAGCAATGGGCGGTGCAATGTTGATGCATAGACGATTAACTAAAAGTAATAAAGTTGAGCCACAACAAGAAACATTGTATGAAGGACCAGCATACTGTTACAACGAAAAAGATTTGTGGATGACAGCAGAAAAATATGGTGCTACAATAGAAGATGCAGACAACGCTAAGGCAGTAGAGTTACTTGTAGACAGAAAAATTGTTACTTTGTTCCAAGGACGTTCAGAGAACGGACCACGTGCATTAGGTAACAGAACTATCATGTATGATCCAAGCGATCCTAATGGTAAAGATTATATTAACAAAGTTAAAAGACGTGAATACTTCCGTCCGTTTGCAGGTAGTATCTTAGAAGAAGATGTACACGAATGGTTTGACCTGCGTGGCATGGAAAGTTCACCTACAATGATGTATGCTGTTAACTGTCAACCAGGTATTGCAGAAAAGATACCTAGTATTATACACGTTGATGGTACTTGTCGTATTCAAACTGTTAATAGAAAACAAAACGAACATTACTATGATATAATTAAAGCGTTTAAAGAAAAAACAGGAACTAGTATTATCTTTAATACTAGCTTTAACCTAGGCGGTGAACCGTTAGTTGAAACATTAGACGATGCTATACGTACACTTGCTAACAGTGATATTGAATATCTTTATCTTCCAGAATACAACAAACTAGTAACTGTAAAAAATTAAATGTCAGAGCAAGACTTTGTTCAGTACTTTGATTTAAAGATCAATTGGTCTAAAGATACAGATGGTTGCGGCAATCAAATGATTGACGACTTTTTAGATGCAACACAGGCAATAAGTCAAGATACAAAATTTAAAAATGTACTTGAATGGTGCAGTGGTCCGGGCTATTGGGGCTTTGGATTACTAGCAACCGGTATAGCTGAACATGTTACTTTGGCAGATATATACGAACCAAACAAGCCAGCTGTACTAAAGACAATTAAAGAAAACAATTTACAAGACAGAGCAACATTTGTTCTAAGCGACAACTTTACAAACATTCCCCAACAGAAATTTGACCTAATTGTTGCTAATCCGCCACACTTTAATATGGATCCGTATGTAGCACACTATGATGATCCAAGGAAGTATAAAGATTTAGACTGGTCTATACACAGAAACTTCTTTAATACTGTTAATGATTACTTAACTGACAACGGAGTAATTGTACTTGCAGAAAATGTGTGGGGATCAAATCCTAACACATTTCAAGACATGATTGACGACAATGGATTACAGATTACACGTCATTTCGTAAGCAAACAATACCCTTTAGACATGTGGTATTTAGGTATTACACGTTTAGACAGCTAGTAATCGTAACAGTCCATAATTAGGTAAATATACTAAAGAGGAATGTAAAAGGTACAATGAGCTTCGATATCACAAAATACTTTAGACGTGGACAGAACCAAACCATTGAGTTTCGTAACGGAACCAACTTGTCTTACGCTGGACCTAGCTATACATTATTAGAATCAGGAACCGAATTAGACCGCTGGTACGTTGGTAGTTACTTCGGAGTTGAATACACTATTGCCTGTGACGTAAATAGTACACGAAAAGAAATATTAAAATGTTTAGCTACAGCTAGTACTAGTGAAGCAAACATTGTTGTATACGGTCGCAGTAATTTAGGATCAGACTTAATACAATTAGAAGTCGAAGTTACTGATTCTTACTTTAAATTAATGGCATATCCTAGAGTGCAAGACGATTCAACATCAATTCAAGGTGCAAAGGTAATTTATTCTGCAAACTACTACGCTACACAAAACGAACCTACAGCAACATTACAAGGATCAAACATAGCGGCAAACGCACCAATTTACACATTAAATCCAAGCACAACAAATACTGGAGAACTTGGACAAACAGTTACTATTACACTAATTACGTCAAACGTAAACGCAGGAACAATATTACCTTACACGATTACAGGTGTACAAAGTGCTGACATTGGCGGAGCAGGACTTACAGGTAATTTTGTAGTTGGTACATCTGAAACTATTAGTTTCCCAATCACAGTCGACTTAGCTACTGAAGGACAAGAAGTATTAGCATTAGCTCTTGACAATGAAGGAGCAAATACAAGTATTGTTATTCAAGACACAAGTACAACTCCAGCTATTAGTTATGGACTTACAACTACTGCGGCAACTGTTAACGAAGGTGGAGCATTTACAATTACATTAACATCAGAAAATGTTGCAGATGGTACACTAGTTGGTTACTCAATCACTGGAGTTGACTCAGCTGATATTGGTGGTCAAAGTCTAACAGGCACATTTGAAATTGGAACACTAGAATCAATAGCTTATACAGCAACAGAAGATAGTTTAACAGACGGTCCAGAAACATTCCAAATGACTCTTGATGGTACATCAACTGTTGTTGAAGTTGCTATTACTGACACAAGTCTAAGTCCAATTGTTCCAGGTTACACATTAGGATCATCTACTAACACAGTTAACGAAGGTGGATCATTTACAATTACACTTAATACACTAAACGTTGACAATGGTACTGTTTTACCTTATACAATTACTGGAGTTAGTAGTGCTGACTTAGCTGGCGCAAGTCTAACAGGTAATTTTGTAGTTGGAACAACTGATTCAATTACATTTAATGCAACTGCTGATGCAACAACTGAAGGCGATGAAGGATTTACTATTACACTAGATAATGGAGAATCAACTTATAACGTAGCACTTGTTGATACAAGTACAACACCAGGTAATTCATATACAATAATTACAACTAGCTCAGGTTCGTCTAGTTACAATCTAAGTGGTACAGATAGATTAGGATCAGTATCAGGAAGTAATCAAACAGTTACAATTAATGTTGGCGATACAGTTACATTTGATGTTAATGCAGGTGGACATCCATTCTACATTAAAACAGCAAACTCCACAGGTACAGGAAATGTTGTTAATACGCCAACAGCAACAGGCCAAGGTGCAACAGGCGGCAACGTAGTTTGGGAACCAGCAACAGCAGGAACATACCATTACAACTGTCAATTCCATAGTTCAATGCACGGCTTAATAGTAGTGCAAACACCGTGATAAATACTATTGGAGAACTTAAATGGCAGTAATTAAATCACCCTTTCAAGCACAATACGGCTTTAAAAGCCCAGGATTTGACGTCGATGAAGCTGGTAACGTTACAGTACGTACGATTACATATTCTATTATTGACGAAGTTATTGATACTGCTGGCGACTTTTTAATACGTCAAGCAGGTACTGGCTTTACTATTGACGGTGTAACAGATCCAGATGATCTTCCTAACTTATTATCTAATCCTCCCATAGAATTAATTAGAGGAAGTAGTTATACTTTTAATTTATTCTTAAGAGTACTAAATGAAGCCGGCGATCTTGTTGGTAATACAACTTTTAACATTTATAGCTATGACGGGTCTGTTTATCAAACATTCAACACTGGCGTAACGCATGTATCTAAAGACGGTACTACTAAGTTATCAGGCGATGATGCACAAAGTAAGTTTGAAGGTAAAGTAACCTTTGCAGTTCCAGATAATGCACCTAGTGCAATGTGGTACGGTGATGGTGATCAAATACCTTTAGTAGCAATTACAGTTGTTGATCCACTAGTTAGTGGTATTGGTAACTTTAGTAGAATTACAACAACTGGTAACTTAACAGCCCAAGGTGAGAACGCAGTTATTACGCTATCTCCAAGTGGAAGTTCGGGAACAGTTGTAATAAATCCAGCAAATGGCGGCACTATTAACAACATGGATATTACATCTAACTTGTTAACAGTAACAGAAACTGCAACATTTACAGGTGTAAATGCCAATGTAATAATAAGCCCAACAGGCAACGGATTATTAACTATAGCCCCTAGTGGAGGCGGTACAATAGATGGTATAACTATCGGTGCAAGTAACCCTAGTGCAATTACCACTAACAACCTAACTGCCACCGCAGGAACAATAAATAACATAGCAATTGGAGTAGTGACTCCTTCCGTAGCAACGTTTACTTCAGCACAAGTGCAGAGTATGCCTAGTTCGGGATTTACGGTTGCTAACAAAAAATATGTCGACAGTAGAGCATCAGCTATGGCTGTTGCTTTCGGAATGTAGGAAAACAAATGGCAAAGAAAAAAATTGACTCGTATATATTTCAACCAGGCATTCCTGTTTCTGAAAACAGATTCCCATATGCGTACAAACTTATCACTGATAATGTTGAATTTATTATTGACGAACTATCTTCATGGTTAACTGCACAAGTTGCGGCTAACACAGGTAATCCAGGATCAATATGGTACAACTATACATACAATGATGTATTATGTAGACGTGATACAAGATATAACCTACAAGGAACTGATGGCAAGACTGGTGTACTCTGGGACTTGCGTTATGGCGGAAACTTTCAAGCACGTTACTTGGCAAGTAAGTATTGGATTAACTCAACACCACAGATTAATGGTGACAGAGCTCCTGAGATTGCGGCTAAGAACTTTGTTGTTAGTTTAATTAACAACTATATTTTACCACAGGTTGCTTATACAAGTTTACAAGCAGTTCCAGTTACAACTACACAAACTTATGACAACGGTAGTAGTTATGAATCAGGTACTGATGGAAGAATAACAGCACTAATGGGAATCATTACAACTGTTATTGCAGGCGGACTAGATGTTATTCCAACACTACAGAGATCAAAGATTTCAAGTGTTAAACTTCAAACTCGTGTTCCTGCTAACGATTTATTGTTAATTACAGATTCGACAAACAACGAAATTTTATACAACTTTAGTGATCCTGATTTGGGTGCAAGTGTTGCATTCCAAACAGATGATACTTCACAGTTAACTAGAGGTGTTGAAGAAGACTTTCCTAAGTTCCTTGAAAGAACTGGTACAGTTACTACAGTATACTTAAAGAAAGATACAGACAACAGAGTTTACTCACCAAAAGCAGTTGCACTTCTTGAAGCAAACTTAGAGTTTGTTAAGAAAGAAACTGTTGCTTGGATTGCAGGTAGAGTATTAGCAAGTACAAGATTTACGCCAACTGCGGCAACGTTTACTCCATCGAGTGGAAAACTAGTTTTAACAATTCCAAGCCACACATATTACAGAGGCGATTATATTAGAATTGCTACAGGTGGATTAACATTTACATGTGCCAAAGACGCTCATGCTACAGAACACGCTTACCCAAGAGCAAGTGGTGTTCCAAATGATACAGGTAATGACCCATCTTATAACTCACCAATATTAATTTTAAGTTCTGATATTAATACCATTACAGTTAACATTGGTATTTCGTCAGACACATCAGATCACTTGTTTGTTTCAGCAACAGCTAACGCTATATCAGATGTATGGTACAACTATACATACAATACTGCTAAGTGCGAAAGAGATATGGGTCTTAACATTATAGGTATTACTAATGATGTTAAGTATTCAGGCAATACAATGACTCATTACAATGCTGGTAAGTATTGGGTACAAACAACGCCACAAATTGACGGCGATAGAATGCCAGAAATCTTAGCAAAAGCATTTGCAAGAGATTTAATTAACGGATATATTTTTAGTAATACTTCATACACAACTTTACAACCAGTTGACGGTAGAATTTTACAAAATGTTATTTTACCAATCAGTGAATTAAATGTTAGTCAAAGAGTAACAGAACTATTTTCCATTATTACAACAGTTATTCGAAACGGATTAACCGCACTTCCTGTTATAGAAGAAGTTAAACAGTTTTACGACACAGATGATGTACAAATCTTTATTGATCAAGGTGATGTTATTACTAGACCGCATGACTTTGGTACTGATGCCATTGAACGTATGCGTGTTAGTAATTCAGTATCCATGCTTGATGCTGACTTTGAGTACGGACTACAGCCTACTAAATGGCAAGCCATTGCAATGCAAAGAGGCTACCCAAGTATTTACGAAGTTCCAGGTACTGATACACAGGTTTCAACTGTTGTAACAGACGCAAGTGTAGGCACAGACGGAATTGGACAAAGTTTAATTACTGTTACAACAGTTGGTCCACATGGTATTGAACCAGGTACACCTATTACAATTAAAGCATTGGAAAATAGTGTTGCTGGCGCAAGTAGAGCAGAGGGATCGTTTGTAGTTTCAACTGTTCCAACAAACAGTACATTTACATTTTTTGCAAAATCAAAAGTTGGTACAACTAACGGCGAAATACTATCAACATATTATACACAGTTAAGACAAGCAGGATTTTATACAGGTGCGGCAATTGGACAACCACAGTTTTCTATATTATCACAGGGTGCGGCAGGTACATGGATTAACCCATTAGCGGCTGAAACAGGTGCTAGTATTGTTACATGGTCAGGTACTGCTCCAGAAGTTGGTGCTCCGATTATTAATGAAAACGGACAAGTTGCAACAGTTGGCACTTATGCCGCATTAGACGCTACACGTTTACCAGGAACTTATACAGTTTCAACAGGTAACTCAAATAGTATTGCGTCAGACTTAATTCCAGGTACGTATACTATTGTTGTTGACGGCACAGGAGCCGCAACAGTTACAGCAATTCTTAATCCAGGTAGAAATAACGCCGCAGGCGATATTATTACTATTTCGGATAGTGCATTAGGTAACGCAGGAGCAGTTGATTGGACATTTGTTGTTGCTACAACTATAAATGGTACAGGTATTGGTAGTGGTGCTCAGGTTACAAGTATTACAGGCGGTGGAGTAGGATTTGAAAACGGTGGAATATTACGTACTCTTGATGTAGCAGGCGACTTTCCAATAGCGTCTAATGCAATTGATGTTGTTGATGCAACAGGTATTGCTATAGGTGAAGCTATTAACCGAGGTGATGGCACAGCTATTCATATTAGTAATATTGTAGGAAATACAGTTAACTTTGATAATAACACTACAGCCGCTATTGTAGGAAATACAGTAACGTATAGTGCTATTACTGGTACTAATTATGAGTCAGCAGGATCAGGCGCAACGTTTGATATTGAAAGAGGAAACCCAACACTAGGAGCATACACAACTGTATTAAATACCGCAGGTCTTAACTTTGAAGCTGAAGATGTATTAGTTATTGATGGACAAACACTAGGCGGTGCCAGCAATACTAACGACCTTAGAATTACAGTAGACACAGTTGACGCAAGTGGTGCAGTACTAACATTTACAGCAGTTGGTTCAGCATTTGACGGTAACGCAGTATTATCAAATCAAACTGCGGTTAATGCAAACGGCTTAGGTACTGGATTAATACTTGATGTTACAAGTAGTGGTGGTACACTAACTGCAACCATTGCCGCTCCAAGTTATACAGACTTAGCTCCAGAAGCAGGATCAGGCGGAACAGGTGCTACATGGGACGTTGTATTAACTAATAATATATATAACCCTGTAACTCTAAACGCAGGATCAACAGATGCTGGATACTCAGTTGGTGGAGTTGTTAGAATTCCAGGTAACGTATTTGGCGGAGCAAGTCCTACAAACGATTTAGATATTAGTATTGACGGAGTTGATGGTGCAGGAGCAATTACATCATTTACAACATCAGGTGCTGGTGGTGATTCATTAGGAAACTTTGCAGGCCCTGCATTTACAACAACTTCAATTGGTACAGGTGCTGAAGTTAACATTAACTTTACTGGTACAACATATACTGTTAACCCGGCTAATCCAGGATCAGGATACAGCCAATCAGACACATTAGTAGTTGGCGGCGATTTGTTAGGCGGTACAAGCCCAGCAAACGATTGTACAGTTACTATTGACAGCGTTGGTGCTAGTGGAGTTATTACTGGTGTAAGTGCAACTGGTGTAGCTGTTAACAGTTCAGAATTTGCAAATATTGCTTCAGGATATAACGTTGAAGGAACAGGAGCAACATTTAATGTTACTCAAAATGCTAACGCAACTTATACAGTTACAATTGGTAGTACTATTGGTCAAGACTATGCTAGTGGCGGAACACTTACAATACTTGGTGTTAATGTAGGCGGTCAAAGTCCAACACACGATATTACAGTTAACATCACAGGTGTAGATGCCGCTGGATCAATTACAGGCATTTCACATACAGGTACAGCCGCAAGTCCAACGCAAGATTATGCTGTTGGTGATAGAATGGAAATTAACGGATCATCATTTGCAAGTGGCATAAGCCCAACAAACGATGCATTTATTGAAGTGACTGGAGTTACAACAGGTGTTATTACATCATTTACAATAGCAGGTACAGGTCCAAGTGCAAACGTAACTTATCCTAGTCCAGCATACACATATCCTTCGGGAACTGGTGCAAGTGCTGACTTTAATATTACTAAAACAGGTGCAGTATATACTTCAAATATTAGTAATGCAGGTTCAGGATACTTAGCAGGAGAAACATTTGTAATAGCAGGTAACGTACTAGGTGGTGCAACTCCTGCAAATGATGCTACAATTACAGTAGCTACTATTGATGTCGGCGGAGAAATCTTAACAATAACAATAAGTGGTACAGGTAATGACGAAGTAGTATTTACAGGACTTAAACAAAGTGAAGGAACCATTGTACAGTTAGTAGGTTCTACAGCAACATTTGATGTTACAATTAGTGGCGGCGCATATAGTGCAGTACCTAATACTCCTGGTACAGGATACTTTGAAGATCAAGTACTTAAAATCCAAGGAACACAATTAGGTGGAACAAGTCCAGCGAATGACTTAACTATGACAATTACTGCTACTGACGGAAGTGGTGCTAGACCAGAAGAAGGTTCCATTAGCACAGTATCTGTTGCTGGTACAGGTCCAAGTGGAACCGGTGCTTATTCACAAATTGGTGCTACACCGTTGTCAAACACAGGTTCTAGTGCAGAATTTAGTGTTCAAAGAACTGGAGGAAGTTATAGTACTCCTACAATGTCCAATGATGGTATAAACTATCAAATTGGTAATAAGATTAAAATATTAGGTACAAACTTAGGTGGAGCAACAACAGCTAACGATGCTGTTATTACTATTACAGAAGTTACTACTGACGGGTCAATTGCAGATTTAACTGTAGTTGGTACTGCGGTCGCAGGTGATACAACAGTTACATATGCAACAGTTACAATGTCAGAAGCACTTACAGGTGCAATTCCAAGTCCAACATTAATTGCGTTCGCGGCATTGGCAACTACAGAAGTTAACTTTGCATCAGCACATGGATTAATTCCGGGAGATGCGTTTATTGTTACAGTTAGTTCCGATACAGGATCCAACAATCATACACTATTAGAAGGTCCGTTCTTTGCACAGCAAGTTCCGACTACTACTAGTTTAAGATATCAGTGTAGAGCACCAGGAACTATTACAGAAGTTGGTGACATTAGTGCTGTACTTTATCCAAGACCAGATAGCTTCTTTGTACACAGACCATACGATGGTGGAGTTATGCTTGGAACAGGTGGCCCACAACATGGCGCACAAGCAATTAGACAAAGTAAAAAATATATTAGATATCAGTCTGGTAAGGGTATTATGTATACCACTGGTGCATTGTTTGCTCCAAGTTACGACTTATTAAATGTAACAGCAGACGACCTAATAGCAGGTAGCTTTATATCAGTTACAACAGATGATGTTGATCACGGACTACAAGTTGGTGGAGAAATTAGATTAATTGGTATTGAAACTCCAGGATATAACGGAAATTATGTAGTAGCAAGTATTGTAAGTGAAAGAACATTTAAAGTTATATCACAAATTGCTGTTGGTTCATTAACACCAATATTAAGTACAAGAGCACAAGTATCGTTGCTTTACTGGCACGGTGCAACTGTACGTTCAGGTGCGTTTGATGACCAAAACGGAATCTTTATGGAGTACGATGGTTCAAACTTTAGTGCTGTACAAAGAACTGCTACGTTACAGTTAGCAGGTACTATTGCTATTAATGTTGATTCAAACACATGTACAGGATCAGGAACAAGATTTAGAGATCAACTTAAAGCTGGTGATAGAATTGTTGTTAAAGGAATGACACACGTTGTTTCACAGGTAACTACAGATACTGCAATGACAGTAACGCCAGACTTTAGAGGAGTTACTGCGGCTACTGGTGCAAAACTATGTTTGATTAGTGATAAGAAAACTAAACAGATTGACTTTAACAAAGATACACTAGACGGCGACGGTAGTAGTGGATATATCATGGACATCAGTAAGATGCAGATGATTGGTATTCAGTACAGTTGGTATGGAGCTGGTTTTATTGACTATATGCTACGTGGTGATGATGGTAACTTTATTTTCTATCACAGAATGCGTAACTCAAACATTAACACAGAAGCATTTATGCGTACTGGTAACATGCCTGTGCGTTATGAAGTTACTAACGAAGGTCCAAACGATAGACTTGCGGCAGATATGGATTCATCACAAACTACGATTCCATTAATTACAGCGGCATTCTTCCCCACAACAGGTACAGTTATTATTGATAATGAAATGATATCGTACACAGGTGTAACAGGAGATACGTTAACTGGTTGTACTAGAAGTTCGCCACTAACAAACTTTGCGGCTGGTGCAACAAGAACTTACACAGCAGGAAGTGCAATAAATCACACTGAACGAACTGGTGTAATTTTAATTAGTAATACAATTACTCCAATCATATCACACTGGGGATCAGCGTTCTTAACAGACGGTGGATTTGATGAAGATAGAGGTTATATTTTCTCATACACATCTGCAGGTAACGAAATTAGTACAACAAGAAATAGTGTGTTTATGTTAAGACTAGCACCAAGTGTGTCTAACGCTATCGTTGGCGACTTAGGTGAAAGAGAACTATTAAACAGAGCCCAGTTACTACTTGAAGGTATTGAAATTACATCAGATGGATATGATAGCAGTAATAACCCAATTACTGGTGGTATTGTTGTTGAGGGTATTTTGAATCCACAGAACTATCCACTTAATCCAAGTGATGTTGGTTGGTCTGGATTGTCAGGCGCGGCGCAGGGTGGACAACCAAGTTTTGCTCAAGTTGCTCCGGGTGGTTCTGTTGTATGGTCAACAGGTGCTACACAGATTATTAGAAGTGCTACAGTACAAGCAACAATGACACAGAGTGCTGAATTCTTATATGGTAATAGAAATAGTAGATACCAATACTTAACACAGTCACAATGGGAAAGTTTAAATGATGAAGTTACAACAGGTACGTATGTTACACAATCAGGCACAACATCATATACACTAGGTGATAGAATAATTGACCAGGTATATATGGAGCCATGGTACAGTAGAGTACGTATAAGACTTAATCAAAATATTTTAGTACAAAGTGCTGATCCAACAGTAACGTTTAGCGTTGGTGGAGCACAAAGTAACTCCAACACATTGAAATTTACACAGGCTAGTTGGGCGGCAACAGGTGCTATTGCAGGTGACTTGGTTGAAGATAGTAAGTTCTCAGCGGGTACTGCGGTTGCTGGAGTATCAGAAAAAACCTTTGGTGTTACAACTTACTACGAAGTAACATTTACACAGAGTTCTAATACAACAATAAATCCAGGTGATACGGTAGGGTTCTTATTTGGACAACCACCTTATGCACAACCAGGTGAAACTGTATTTTCGTTTATTGCAACACCAGGACAATCAAGTTCATTAAGTTTAGAATCGTTGAAAGAATTAACTAATACTACACTAGGTGGTAGAGGAACTTATCCAAACGGTCCAGACGTATTAGCAATCAACGTTTATAAAACGGGTGGTACAGATACTACAGCTAATATTATTCTAAGATGGGGTGAAGCTCAGGCTTAAGACACTACATTAAATGCTATAGTAGTACGTACAACGTTACTGCTACTAGGCATTACTGCATGTTTTAAGTAAGAAGGGAAAAGTAATAACTTACCTTTTATAGGTTGGAATTCGTATTCTTGATAACCATATTGTGAATCCATCCATTGTGCATATTCGACAAACGGATTAGGATTTCTAAAACATAACCCACCAGCATTTTCATTTGCTCTTACCCAGTATACTCCAGATATTTGATTCATGCCGTGTTCATGTTCGTTATGTATATCACCTTCGTGATAATTTTGTGTCCACCAAGTGTATTGATTAGCTTCTTTTAGTTGTTTAATATGACATGCATCTTGAAACTTGTTAACACACTCTTGTATTTCACTAAACAGCTCTGGTACATCATTCATTAAATGTACTACTTTATTAGGTTCAAAATAATCTGTACTATGCGGAGCATCGTTGCTAGGTCTTGGTATTAGTTCTAAACGTGGTACTACAAACTGTTCAACGTCATCTGCAATACGACTTGGAACATTATGTTCTAGTATAGGAACAGAAAATAGCTCTTTAAAGTCCGACATAATAATTAAGTTTATTTCCTACTTCTTGTAAAACAGTTTCTCTAGGTTGTATATTAAACGCAATAGTAATACGAGGTTCATCTTGTTTCCAATCACTAGTCATATGTTCGACACCTTTGCTGTTAGTAATAACTAACTGTCCGTTTTTGTTTTCAACAGCAATTTCTAATGCTTGTTCGCCTATGTTGCGATATATAGTTTGCGATGGTTCACTTTGTACACCCAAGTACCCGTGGAAACAATTATCATCATCTCCGTACTCGTGTCCGTGCCAGGTAAGTGTTGTTCCTTGTTTAGGCCAATAATTTAACCAACCAACAATCCAGTACTCTAGACTTTCATCATGCGGAATGTTGTTTTTAAATTCGTTTCTAATAGCACGTTGTAGTTCAAACATACCAGGCATAATACTTGTAAACAAGTTATAGTATTGACTTACTGCCGTTGGAATTGATGTGTGTTTAGTATCAATTTCTTGATTAGGAATTGCAATCTCGTCTATAATTTGCCTATAAACAAAATTACAATTATGTTTTAATTGACTTAAATTTAGATCTAACTTACGCCTGTGTATTTGGATCATTAACAATCTCTTGTTGTGGCGGTGGTGGTTGACTATCACCTGGAGCAATACGATAATTATCTTCAATAGAGTCAGGAGTGCTTACTTCAGTAATACTACTACCGGCTTCTAATGCTTCTAATTGATGCGGCATTAATGGAGGATTTCTCCATGTATCGCCGGAGTTTAAAACTCTTTCCATTACTAATGCAGTTGATGTATCAATGTAGCGTAACTTAAATGACCCTGCATTTACAAACCATGATTCGTCTTTTTCTTTATGAAAGTGCATACTAAACTTAGCACCAACTCTATCAAATACCATAATCTTACCACAGTATTGATCGTTAGTGGCCCAAATTAATTCGTATCCCCAACCTTTGTCTACTTTACCGCTATGTCTTGCTGGCATTTACATACTCCTCTATTGTTCTGAATTTATGAACACCTATACTATTAATTAACTTCTTATTGTCTGAACATGTGTAATACTGGTACTGCCCTTGTAGCTCTGATGGCATTGGAATTTCTTCAATCTTAGCATCATACTTCACAGCATACAACGTAGCAATATCCATAAACGTCCTTGGATACCCTGTACCAATATTCCAAATGTCTGTGTTGTCAACGTCGATAAATTTTTCAATAATTTCACATACATCACCAACGTGAATAAAATCTCTTTCTATTTTATCACTGCCTTCAAAAACTTTAATAACTCCTGTTTCTTTGGCTTGTTTTTCAAACTTGCCAAATACACTTTGTTGGTCACCTTTGTGTTCTTCGCCTGGACCGTATACATTAAAGAATCTAAATCCTTGTACATTAACCATAAACTCTGGCACTTGCATTACAAATCTATCAAACAAATACTTTGACCATGCATAAGGACTTTGTGGTTGCAGTTTAGAATTTTCTGCAAACGTGTCGCCATACACACTAGCACTAGAAGCATACATTAATGAAGTACCTTTTTGATCACATAGTTGTAGGAGTCGCATTGAGAACTCGTAATTTTGTTCCATTACCTTTTCAATATCTGTTTCAGTAGTGCTACTAATAGCACCTAGATGAATTACTCTATCATATGGTTCAGGATCAGGTATAACGTTTGGCTTCCATTCAAACCCTTCAACGTTATGTCCCTTGTGTTGTAAGTATACCGCAAGATGTTTTCCAATAAATCCATCTGTACCTGTAATCAATATATTCATGTCATCCTCTCTATCAAATTTGTTGTACTATGTCCGTCTACTGTTGGAAAGATAACTACTTCAGCTAACTCATTTCCTACTGTTGTTGCTACAGTATAATCGCCACCTTTAACAATAATGTCTGGTCTAACAATTTCGAGAGTTTCTTGTGGTGTATCTTCGTCAAAAATAACAACTTCGTTAATAAACCCTAATTCTAATAATGCTTCTTTGCGTAGTTGCTCGTTATTAATGGGTCTTAAATCACCTTTTAAACGCTTCACACTCGCATCGCTGTTAATGCCCACCACGAGGTGTTTACCAAGCGTGTGTGCGTGTCGTAGAAGCTTTAAATGACCTATATGTAGTATGTCAAATACGCCGTTGGTCCATACAACACTATCATTAATATCATCAATTGTTATGATATGTGTTCCTACATGTTTAACTGCTTCGGTAGCACCTTTGACTGATAATTCTAAACAACGTTTATGGGTGTAACCTTTTGTTAGTGCATATACAAACGTAGCAAGGAAACAATCTCCTGCTCCTGTAACATCAGACACTTCAGCTTGTGCAACAGGTATATCATATTCAATATTGTCTATTGTAGCAACTACGTTAGCCCCTGCACTAGTAGTAATAATATTACCTTGCCATTCGTCAAATTCAAATTTAGTAAATTCACTATTGTTAGGTTTTACTAACCAAGCACCTTCATACTCGTGTGCATAACGTTTAGGGTCTACAATTACTTTAGGTCCTTGACTAGTAATATGTGCAATAATTTGGTTTGCATTGTCTAATACACCTTTGTCATAGTCACTTAGTATTACATATTCGTATTGTGAAAAGTCATTAGCCAATACAACGGCTAATACTGCGTCACCACTTGCACGTTTATCATCGTCAATACGTGTAACATAATGCCCGTCACAAATAACTCTAGTCTTAATACTATATTCATGTCCTGTTTCATATAGTGTAGAATCAACTCCTAAACTAAGCAAGTTTTTATGTACAAGCCCTGCGCCACCTAACGTTTGTTTTTCATTAATATATGTAATTACAGGCACAGGTGCTTCTGGACTAATCCGTGTTGAAGTTCCGTAAATGTATTTGTCAACGATTACATCGCCGATTACTAAAACTTTATTCATTTAAATATCCGATTCTTGTAATAACGAAACTAGTTGAAATACCGTTTGTAACTTGGTCAAGTTCATCTTATTTTGTAGTGTGTTACGAAGACCTTGGTGCAAAGGTTTGGGCCATTTGTTGAAACTACACCACGCATATCCATCATGTTCTTGATTTAATATTGGCATAAATTCATCATTGACTACACATAGGTATGTGTGAAAACTAAATTTCTCGTCATTGCTCACAAACGTTTCTAACGGTATTGATTTAATAATTTTAGGAAGATTACCTAGCTCTTCTTCAATTTCTCTAAGAAGTGCTTTATATGGGATTTCTTGGTCTTCATTAGTTCCACCAACTAATCCCCAAACATTGTTTTGTTTTGATTGTGTTCGATGTAGGAATAAAAAACGTTGAGTTTTCAACGAATAGAATAATGCACCTGAACAGATAATGTTTTCCATACAAGTACTTATTTACAGAACTATACGCCAGCTTCCTTTTCGGTATTCGCCTTCAAAGGACAATGTCCATTCTAGACCGTCCCATTTGTATTGTACGCCTGTGTTTAAATTGGTTGTATAAGTTACATCTGTAGCTGTATCTGTTTTGGTACTCGAATCAAATACTATTTGCCATTCTGTTCCAGACCACTCAATAATATCATTTTCTTTAGCAATAAGTGAATCAACACCGCCTGCGTTCTTCCAAGCATCAGCACCGTCTGTATTGCCAGTAGCACCAATATCGCCTAATAATAATATTCTAACACCTGATTGTTTAAGACTTGTTGGGTTAGTTCTTGTAGGATCAATAATTGCATCAATAGTTCCTTTTTGCGGACTACCTGATAACCCCATAACTGTATTAGTTGGAATAGTATCAATGTCCCAATTAACAATAATCTGTGTTTCATCTAATGTATTAAGTGCAAATGTTCCAACAATTGGTGCACCTAAGTCTATTCTGTTTAGATAAATTTGACTTAGTCCTGCGGTATACTCACCTGGTTCAGATTCAAGTACTGTACGCCAACTAATTTCTCCACTAATTCCGTTCTTGCCAAGTTGAACAATAGTGTTAGTAACAATAGCATCATATCCTGCCGCTGTTGTAGCTACAATACGTATTCTATTATCTTTTTCTTTATTCTTAACAGTATTATTCCAACTATCATCATATGCTTGAAGCTCAGGCATTGAGTCTCCTAAATCAATAGTTCCTTTAGTTTCGTCAAAAATACTCATTATAACACTTGTAATAATTCCAAGTTTTTTAACTTTAGCTGGAGGACTAATAAAGATAGGTGTTTGAAATCCTAGTGTTGCAACATCAATTTCAGTTTCAGTTCCCATAGGAATACTTCTTGAACTAAAGTTAATGTTTTCTAAATTAACAACACTTAAACTTGTCCAGTCTACGTAGTTGTCAGTAGTTTGTATTTCTAAACTAGGATTAAACAACATTAATAGTTGTTCTAGTATTTGTAATTTTTGTTCTGTGTTAGTAGACCAAATGTCTGCGTTTACATTTAATAAAAACGGAGTAGGCATCATACGTTCTACAGTATAATTTTTACCCTGTGTATTTAAATATTCATTGTTGTCTGCATCGTAAGTGCGTTCTCTAATATGCACTTTACCTGTATAAGATGCATCAGCAGTTCTAGTACGATCCATTTCTAGACCGGTAACATATAAACCAATGCGTGGCGCACTTGGAATTTTGTTTTCGCTGTTATCTTTAATAATAGAACCAACTTGTCGTGTAATATCTCCATACATAACAGGAACTTGAACTAAATTTCCTTTGCCATCTTTATACGAGAAGTTACTCATTAGTCTAACTAGTTGAGTAATATATCTTCTTATTTGTCCATCATAAAAATGTTGCATTAGTTGTCTGCCCTAGGTTTGAGTGCTTTACTCAACGGCTGTCTTTCGACAACAGTTTCACCACCAATTTGATTAGTTGTAGTGTTGTTAATAAATTTACCTTTTTGTGTAGCCTTAGTATCAGTATTACTTAATGACATGCGTACATTATCTTCTTGTTTAACCCAACGCTTGCCGTCATTTCTAAATAATCTGTTTGGCATAAAGTCTGTACGCAAGAAAAAGTCTCCTTCGATTGCAGTTGTAGGAAAGCCAGCACCGTGTCCAAATGCTTCACCATTAGGTGGTATACCGTCACCAAGTAAATATCCTTGATATCCGCTACGTGATGGTGTTTGATTGATTCTATCAGCTAACAATTCTTGCGAACTAGCATCAAGATCATTCATGTCTGTTGTTTGTAAGTCCGGTTTACCATTTTCGTCTACAGCTAGTGTATACAAGTGCGTAGTGTCAAAGCCTGCACTAGGTGCATCTGCTTCTGCTTGAGCAAGAACTGCATTATTAATTTGCATTTCCTGTTCGTACGTACTAAGCACATCACGCAAAGTATTTGTACTACCTTCTTCAGATGGTAAATCAAGTATTTCTTTGAACTCTTGACTATCAACAATTTGTTTGAGTTTAATCCTGTATAAGTGTGGATACCACGTTTGGGTAAATCCTTCTGCGGCTCTATTCACGTCCTCTACAACATAAAAACGTTTTAGTGCAACACTATAATCGTTAAGTGCATACTCGTCTTTTAAGTGAGGAAGTTCAATAACATCTCCTGGCATTATCTTACGCCCTAGTGTCTTAACACTATAGTTGATAGGTATTGTCATAAACAATGTATCATTTTGTAAGAATAATCCAAACTGACTCATATCAAAGTCAATGTCTTGAACGCTGTAAATACCACGCATAACGTAAACATCAGGGTCGTATTTTCTATCCCGGTTTTCGAGGAACAACATATCTTGAATATTAGTTTCTTTTACTGCATCATAGCGAGGCTGTGATGGAGTAGCATCTGCTTCATCAGGATTGTTTGGACCTAAATACTTGTGTACAAAGACATCGGTACCACCAATCGTAAACATCTCGGTGATCGTCTTGTCTAAGAACGTGTAGTCGGCCCCTCTTTCGGGTTTATATAAACTTAGTCTTGGCATAGTATAAGTATTTATCGTTAGCATAAATACTATAGGAGAACAAGACATATGGCCGATTTAAGCACACAAAAACAAGAAGTATTCGATTATGTAACTGCGATGTTAGGCGGTGGCATGGTTGATGTTGAACTCGATCCTATACACTACGAAACTGCTTTGCAAAAATCCTTAGGGAAATTTAGACAACGTAGTGATAATAGTGTTGAAGAGTCATACTTGTTTATGCCTACTATTATTGATCAGAACGAATACATTCTACCTAACGAAGTAGTAGAAGTAAGAAAATTATTTAGACGTTCAATTGGATCACGTAGTGGAGGTGGTGATGGCGGTACACAGTTTGAACCATTCAACATGGCATACACAAACACTTACCTATTATCAAGTAGTAACATGGGTGGATTAGCAACGTATGATATGTTTTCACAGTATCAAGAATTAGTAGGAAGAATGTTTGGTTCGTTTATCGAATTTAATTGGAATACTACAACTAAAAAATTAACAGTTTTACAAAGACCTAGAGCAGAAGAAACATTATTAATGTATGTGTACAATCACAGACCAGATAGTGAATTACTAAACGACTATCTAGGCAAAATATGGATTAAGGATTATACCCTTGCAGTTTGTAAGTATATGTTAGGCGAAGCACGTTCTAAATTTGCTACTATTGCAGGACCACAAGGCGGATCGACACTAAACGGAGACGCACTCAAAGCTGAAGCACAAGCTGAAATGGAAAAGTTAGAACAAGAACTTGTATTACAAATTGCTGGCGGCGTAGGCTACGGATTCAGTATTGGCTAACTAACACTTGACATCAGCATAAATTTACTATATAATAGTTTTATTGTTTATGAGGAGTCAATCTGTGATTATCGGTGTATGTGGTTTAATAGGAAGTGGTAAAGATACCATTGCTGATTACTTAATTAGCGAACATAATTTTCAAAAAATATCATTTGCAGACAAACTTAAAGATAGCGTAGGCGTTATGTTTGGGTGGGATCGCGAAATGCTTGACGGAAAGACAGAAGAGTCGAGGCAATGGCGAGAGCAAGTAAACGAGTTTTGGACTAAAGAAACAGGCAGAACGATTACTCCTAGACTAGTATTACAAGAATTTGGTACAGAATGTATGCGTTCTGGATTCTATGATGGTATTTGGGTTAGCTTAGTCAAACAAACACTATTAGACAATCCTAACAAGAATTGGATATTACCTGATACACGTTTTCCTAATGAAGCAAAAATGTTACACGAAGTTGGTGGGCATGTTTGGCGTGTTAAGCGTGGTGAAGATCCTAAGTGGTTTACTGAGTATCTTGAGTTTAATACTGAACCAACTGATGTACACCCAAGTGAATGGGCATGGGCACATACTAAATTTTCACAGATATTAGAAAACAACAGTACTATTGAAGAACTTAGAAGTCAGGTAGCAAGTCACCTTGCTTCCATCTAAAGCCTTCCTTGTAGATAATCTTAGTACAATTGGCACATATTGTCTTTAAGTTGCCAAACCTTACATTGTTAAGATCACCATCAATATAATAAACTGAAAACTGTTCTTTGTGTTTGCTAGTGTATCCACACTTGTCACAAATATTTTTCTTTTGGTATCCTGCCTGCTTCCACTTAGGTATTCCATTGGTTGGCTTACCGTTTTTCGTGCATGACTCGCATTTACTTCTATAGAAAGGCTTTCCCTTTTTGTAGTAGTTAATTGCTACCGGTTTAACGCCACATATGCATAAAGGTCTCATACTTTTATTTAGCTCCCCTTTTCGACCCCTTTTTCACCGCATATAAACCATGCATTTTGGCAAACATGGCTAAATAATAGTAACATGCTATATCAACAGGAGAAAACAAAATGGCTTTAGTATCACCAGGAGTACAGGTCAGCGTTATAGACGAAAGTTTCTATACACCAGCTGAACCAGGTACAGTACCAATGATTTTTGTTGTTTCTGCACAAGATAAAAAGAACGGTGCAGGCACAGGAACTGCGGCGGGAACGCTCGCAACAAATGCAGGGAAACCTTATTTGGTTACCTCGCAAAGAGAATTAACAGACTTATTTGGAGATCCGTCATTTTATACGGATACCAACAACAACGCATTACATGGTAATGAGTTAAATGAATATGGCCTACAAGCGGCTTACTCATACCTTGGTGTGGCAAATAGAGCTTACATTACAAGAGCAACACTAAACACATCAGAGCTAATGGCTTCTGCGACAGCACCAGCGGCTAGTCCAGCAGATGGCACATATTGGTTCGATACAGCAAACAGCGTGTTTGGTATTTTTCAATGGAACGGGGCGGCAGGAACTGTTACTGGTGGACAGAGCTTTGCTAACAAAGTTCCAACAGTAATTACAGACGCTACTAAAGTAACAGGCGGTGTACCAAAAACTTCTGTTGGTGCTATTGGTGACTACGCTATTGTTGCAACTACTACACTTAACAAACTTTATTATAAGAAAGCAGGTGGTACTTGGGTACAAGCAGGATCTACAGCTTGGATCAGCAGTTGGGCAACCGTAACAGGTACAATTTCCAACGCAACTGTAACAAGTGGCGCTACAATGAGTATTAACAGTACTGTGGTAACAAGTGCTGGAACAGGTCTAAGTGACATTGTAACAGCTATTGGATCAGCAGGTATTGCAGGTGTTACATCAGCAGTAGTTAATAACAAATTAGAGATTTACTCAACAGGCGTAGACATTGTATTAGCAACTAACGCTTCGACACTATTAGCAGAGATTGGCTTAACAGCGGCAACATTTAAAGCGCCAGCGTTAAGTATTGCTCCGCATACTAGTGTTCCAGAGTACAAGTCAACTGACACTAGCCCACGTCCAACAGGAAGTATTTGGGTTAAAACTACACAGCCTAACTTGGGTGCTAATTGGAAAGTTAAAGCATGGAATGCTACAACTAGCTTATGGGAAACTAAAAGTGCTCCAATGTATGCAACTCCAGAAGCGGCATTATACGGTTTAGATAAGTCAGGTGGCGGTAAAAACTTACCAGTAGGAACTGTTTACATCAAAACTAATAATGACGAAGCGGCTAATCCAATTGGTGACTTTAAGATTCACAGACGTCAAGCAACTGGTAATACTAAAATTACTTCAGACATTATTGCGGCACAGATGACAGCAGGAACTTATGCATTTAATATTGCAGAAACAACTCCAGCAAGTGCAGTACTAAGTGCGGCGACTACTATTAGTGTAACAACTACAGGCGCGGCAACTGATGCAGACGTTATTGCAGGAGCAATTAACTCCGGCGGATTTAATAACGTAATAGCAAGTGTTGATGCAAGTAACAGAATTGTTATTGAACACAATGACGGTGGCGATGTTCACATTACAGATACTAACGATGGTTTAGCTTTAGCAGGATTTGTAGCTTACAACGGCTCAAATGCGGCATTAGCAACACCTAACTTGTATACAGATGCAACAGGCAATGCTTATGATTGGGTTGCTAGTAACTGGAAATACTTAACTTACACACCAAGTACACTTGCTCCAACAGCATTAACAACTGATGGTGCATTATGGTACAATAGTGTTGTAGACGAAGTTGATATTATGATCAACAACGGTACTACATGGGTAGGTTATGCAGATTCAACAAGTCCAGTCTTTAACGCTAACGCGGCAGACAAAACAGACCCAGCTGGTCCAATTGTTTCTGCAAGTGAGCCAACTAAGCAATCAGATACAACTGATCTTAAAACTGGCGATATTTGGATTTCAACAGCAGACTTAGAAAACTATCCGAAAATTTACAAATACAACGGAGTTTCATTAAAGTGGGTTGCACTTGATACAGGTGATCAAACTACTGAAGACGGAATTTTGTTTGCAGATGCACGTTACGGAAAAGCAGGTACAAGTGGTGATACAGCAGGAACTATTGCTGAATTACTAGTAAGCAACTTTATTGACTTTGATGCTCCAGACCCAGCACTATATCCAAAAGGTATGTTGATATGGAACACAAGACGTTCAGGATTTAACGTTAAGAAATATGTACGTAACTATATTGATACTACAGGACTTAACATTAGATTTAACAATGACGAGTCAATGAGTGCATATGCTACTAACAGATGGGTTACTGAATCAGCTAACCAAGCAAATGGTGCAGGTAGCTTTGGACGTAAAGCTCAACGTAAAGTTGTAGTACAAGCGTTACAAGCAATGGTTAACAGCAATGCTGATATTAGAGATGATAATTCAAGAATCTTTAACTTAATGGCTTGCCCAGGTTACTCAGAGCTAATTGGTGAAATGAAAACACTTAACTATGATAGAGGCATTAGTGCGTTTGTTGTAGGTGACTTACCATTTAGATTAACACCAGATGCAACTTCATTAAACGAGTATGCAACTAACGTAAACCTTGCAGTAGAAGATAACGATGATGGATTAGTTACATATGATGAATACTTAGGTGTGTTTTATCCAAGTTTATTCACAAGTGATAACGCAGGTAACAACGTAGTTGTTCCAGCTTCACATGGTATCTTACGCACAATGGCACTAAGCGATCAAGTTAGCTTTCCATGGTTTGCTCCAGCAGGAACAAGACGTGGTGGAATTACTAACGCATCAAGTGCAGGTTACATTACTAGCGAAGGTGAATTCCAGAGTGTAGCACTTAACGAAGGACAGCGTGATACATTATACAGTAATGCTATTAACCCTGTAACGTTCTTAAGTGGCGCAGGACTTGTTAACTTTGGTCAAAAGACAAGAGCTAAGAATGCTAGTGCTTTAGACAGAATCAACGTTGCAAGACTAGTGATTTACTTACGTTCACAATTTAACAAACTTGCTAAGCCTTATATCTTTGAGCCAAATGATAAGATTACACGTGATG